CTCGCCATGTAAGAGAATCCACTACGTCTGTTTTTAAGAAAACACATTCCGTAAGAGTTCTTGTCGTTTTTACACGCTTCCCAAAAAATAAAGAACGTTCTGTTAGCATCTCTGTAATCAGGAAAACCAACATCTATTTTACTCCACTGAATAAACATATAATGAGACCCAGTAATATACGTAGGAACACCATTATTATAAAACCACAACCCTTCTTCTCTACGTCTAAATTCTTCTTCTATATAATCAACATAGTCAGAAGCATTTTCTCTTGTCAACCCCTTTGGTATATCCTCTCTAGTCCACCTTTGTTGTTTCTTAGGTAGGTTATGATATAGTATGTCTTTCTTATATCTAGGCTTCTTAGGTAGAACTATCTTTAAGTTATTAAACTCTAAGACATCTCCTTCACTACCCTCAGTAAGATATATCATATCACTTTTTTGCATACCTTTCAGCAAAAGATCCTTTAAAATCTTTTTTCTCTTCTATTAAGGATTCTCCTTCCTTGATTCTATCTTCAAGGTTTTTTATTCCTAAAAGAATTTCTTGGCAATCTTCAAAGCATTCTCTTTTTGCTTTTATAGCTTGTCTTCTTTTAGCGTCATCTTCTTCTATTAAAGGTTTACCTATCTCCTCTATAAGAAGATCTACAGCTCCTTTACTTGCCTCTATTAACTTCTCTAAAGTCTTAAGGGCATAATCTTTATTCTGCTCCTTCATATACAGCTAATACATCAAAGTTACGCATACGAAGAAGTTTCTTACCATCTATATCCATGTCGTACTCAGAGTTTTCGCTCCACATAACTCTATCTCCTTCTTTAACTCCTTGATCTTTCATCCAGTCATTTATAATAACTGCCTTACCATGAAGTTCAACTTCAGATGCTGAAGTCTCTAGAAATATTCCAGACTCAGATTGCTCTGGATCCTTCATCTCTTGCTCCATAAAATTCCAGTGCCCTACAGGAATGTACTCTTCGCCTCTTTGTATAAGATATATCTGTTCTGCAAAAGCTTGATATATATTATCTTTATCAGCATGTGTAACAAGGTTTACAGGTGTTGCTATAAAATGGTGAAACCAAACTTTATCACCTTCCTGTATTCCTGTTTCTTTAGTGTCCTGCATTGGTGTTTTATACACCGTACCATACTGTCTTGCTAGCTTCATAGGATCGTAAGAGGTATCTCTATACAACTCTACTCCGTTCAACATTATGGTATCTTCTGTTTCTTTTTCTACCTCTATCCAGTAGACATCTTTAATTGGCTTCATTTTTGCTTATATTTACGTTTAATCTTTACTTAACCTCGTACTCTTCTTCCAGTACTGCAGTGTTATACTCTATAGCTGTGGGTTGAGAGAAAAACCTTTTCCAAGGTCTTGAAAACTCTTCACCATCTTTTTTTATATATACATCGTATACAACTTGTTGATGTTTATACCAAGCTGCTTCGTCTTGTATAATAGCTGTAACCTCTAGAGAACCTCCAAGCATCTTTTGACCTACCTGATAAGTCAGTCCTTGCTTTAAGTCCCCTATAGTTATTTTCCTTATAATAGGGTTTACTGAATCCATATGTATTTAATTTAAATTTAATTATGATAAAACTCTTGATATTTTTATAAACGAAACGCCAAAATATCTAGTTGCAGCACTTAAATTTTGAAGAGCTACAACAGGTCTTAAATTAACACTAGATGTCATAGCTAAAGATTTTGTTGTTGATACAGATTCAGTTGCTCCACCTGCTGTTGCAGATGTAACTAAACCGTATTGAATATTGTTTACAAAAACACTAATTTTTCTGTTCTCATCAAAAACAATTCTTAATCTATAAACAGTACTAGCAGTAACTGTTATTCCTAAATCTGTTATGTAATCCGTACCACCTATACTGTATATAAAATGTAAATTACCATTAGTTGTTAAAGGGCTAGCATCAGTCCCACCTAAATGATCATCAGTAGCGTATAAAAAATAAGCTTGATCATCGTTTGTAGTATAATCACCTACACGAGACGTTTTCATTCCAGCCCATATAGCTTGATTTGTAATGTCAGTTTTAGTAGATACAGCAATATTTAACTCAACTTGATTATCAGAATAAAAGTTAATATTTCGCCAAGGAGATACATTTAAGATATCGCTATTATTACCTAGGTTTGCAATTTTAGGATGAAGTATTATTTGATCGTTGTCTGAAGAACCAGTTTGAAAACTTGCACCTGCAACTGCAGTATCATAAATAGTAGTAATATCTACAGCATTAGTTCCTGATACAACCCAGTTTGGATTAGCATCTATATGAGGATCAACCGTAACCTGAATTGTAAAAGTCATACTAGCAATGTCTACCCCACCATTAGATATTCTAATCTTACAATCCCCATTTCCTATATCATAAGCCATTACGTTAACCATAGCGTTATCAGCTAAAGCTGCACTTGTATCAACTAAAACTGCTGAAACATGAGACTTAGTGTGTATCATGTTGTTAGTAAGCTGAAACTCTTGAAAGTCATTAGCAGCCAAATCGTTAGCTACAGTGGTGATCCTAACATGTTTTGTGTGACTAGTTACAGTAGTTGTAGCACTACTAGTTTGAGTAACCTCAGTACTTTGAATATCCATATAAGGAAGGTTGTGAAAATACTCTTCAAGTATATACCTATCTTCTGATTGAGAAACAGTACCGTTAACCCTAAGATTAGAGTTTTTATCTAAAGTCATTGATGTAGAACCATTAGTTGTAAAACTAAATGAGTCGCTAGAGTGATCATAAGATATTCTACCTACATCGTTATCGTTAGCGTCACCAAAAAATAAATTACCCGAAGAAGAAGTCCCTGATAAAATAGATAATCCAGAAGAACCAGAGGACTCTAAAACAGCTTCATCTGCAGAAGAACTAGCAGTAACTGTACCAGCAGAGGTAGACATTATATGTAAAAGACCATCAGGTACAGTACCTGTATTACCAATTCCTACCTTTGTAAAAACAGCCTTATCTGTCGATAACTTCATAGCTAACGCATTCCCTGAACCACTTTGTATTTGTTTTAAATTGGTACTAGAAATCTCGCTTGAAGATTGAAGTAAGTTTTTATATGAAGATGCTATTGACCTTCCTTTTAAATCTGCCATCTTAGTTTTTCTTTATTTTCTCTATAGACCTACCAGCAAAGTAAGCTCCATATACTGTTATTAATAACGTTTGATATATAGGAATATAACTTTCTTGAATTTCAAAACCTCCTGCATTCCCATCAAATACTGACAAAACTACAAAAATTGCAGTTAAAAATATACATATTAAAGGTCTAATATTCTTGGAGAGCCAATTATCAGACTTCATGTCAGCCTCCCAACGTCTAGTAACCTGTTCCTGTGCTTGCGATTCAGCCTGCATAAGAACTTCTTCCATCTTACGCTTTGCCTCTAGTCTTTCCTCGTCAGAAGTGCTAAGGTTGTCAATTACGTCACCAACCTGTTTAACAACTCCTCCACTTAAAAAATTTAATAACTTACTCATAATTATGCTAATCTATAAGCAGTATCTCCCTCACCATCTTTATACGCCTCTAAAACCTGCTTTCTATTACTATTCTTTTTTAACGATATGTGTATCCAAGAAAAATCAAACTCGTTTATCATTTGATCAAATTCTAAACCTGACTCTAATATCCAGTCATAAATAACCTTGTTATTCATTTTTCCTTTCTCCCAAAACTGAAGATCCAAAGCTTCAGCCTTACTATGCTGTGAGCGAATGCTACCGCCAATTGCACGATTAAGTGACGGGGAACGATAACCACTACTAATCCTAATAGGACCAATAGCGTCACGAAGAGGCTGTATAAGATTGTCAATGAGCCTTTGCATGTTTTCCAAATGTTTTTTCGACATCTCATTACTTATACCTAATCTTTTTGCTGTGTTACTGTGCTCTATCTCTGCACGAGAGAAATTTTTACTTAGTTTCATAATTTAAATTTAAAACGCTTCCATAACTATTTCGTCTATAGAGTTTTGTACTTCACTCTTAGTAGCTTCCATAGTCATCATAATATTTGCTTGAAATCTTTTTACTTCTTCGTTGTTGTTAAATATAACAATGGTAGGAACAACTACTATCTTGTACTCTTTAGACCATCTTGAGTCTGCTGCTATATCAACTCTTTGAGTTTCGCAGTCTGTAAGTTTAGGCAACCAAGTTACTTCATTAGACTTGTTAAAACTAGCATTAAACTCAACAGCTACCATTCCGTCAGAAAAATCTTGACTAAATACTGTTGATGTTATAACAAAAAATGTAATTAAAAGGTTTTTCATAACTCTATCTTAAGTTATCAATTTTTTCCTCCATCCTGATCATTTGCGTTTTTATTTCTTTTACGTCATCTTGAGTACTCATAATAGTTTGACGTATTAATTGATCTTTCATATCATACTCCATTCGAGTAATCTCTGGATCAGCAGGCAAAGGTAATTCTTTAGCTTCTGTTATATCAGCCTGAAGTGTAAACCACATACCTACAAGTGTAAAAATTAAAACCGCTATACCAGCTAGTGTTTTTATACTCAACTGTAGCGTTGTATCTTCATTTAATTCTTTTGACATTTTTAAAATATTACGTAATTAAGGCCAACACTAAAGTTGTGCCATTTTCTATTCCAGTACTTATTATACTTACCTTCCACAAATATACCAAAACTTTTGTTAAATCTGTAACCATAAATTAAACCCATAGAATAGTCAATCCACTGACCTTCATTAAACTTATGATAAGAGTATATATTATCAGTGTCTACGTGGTATGGCATAATATTTCCCCACGTATGAAACCAAAAATCTTTTGTAAAGTGATAGTAGTCTAAACCTAAAACAAAAGAGTACTCTACAATGTTTGATAAAGTATTTCTTTGTTTTTCTACATAATTATTTATAACTTGTGGTATAACAACCTCTTCCCATACAGCCTGACTGTTTGCTACGAGGTCTCCTTTTGGTGAGAAATACTCTCCATCTAAAGAGATAGAATATCCTTCTTGCAGAGCTAGGTAAGTGTAATGTAAAGTTCCATTATCAAGAACCCAGTCTGCTAAAGGATCAAATCCGTAAGGTTCGGCAAGTCTTTGTACTAAACCCCCGTTGAATGAAAGCTTGCCCTCCCTTACTTTTTTTCTATACCTCTGTGAGGCTTCAAAATATTTTATATCAGCAAAGCCATCCTCTAAGTATTCTACTTTAGCTACCCAGTTATCAGCAACGTATCTTATAAAGTGATGCTGATTAGTGTAGTTTATACCTAATCGTCTTACAAAATCAGCTTCGAACAAATACTCAAAACCATCAACTCTACCAATGGTTGCGGCATCAGAATAAGAATTTTCTGTACCATTATAAAAAGTGTTGGCTCTGTTCTCATATCCAAATCTTTTAATTTTTCTAATACCAACAGATACATTATAGTCAAATGGTGTTTTAATAACTTGTTCTTCTAAAAACCCAGATGTTACAGACCATATTTGATCATCACCTAATGATGTTCCACCATTAATTGCAGCATACATTGTTGAATACTTAAAAATACTTTTAAGATTTTGAGCACTTCCTGTAAACGGAATAAATAATAATATTAATAATATTCTTCTCATTTCTTTAATACTTTTGTTGTGCTAGTATTACCATTATATGTTACGCTAAAATTATATATACCTGCAGGCAGTAAACTTACCTCTAATTGATTTAAGCCTTTATGTGTTTGATTTTCTTTTATCTTAATAATAAGTTTACCTGATATATCATAAACTTTTATGCTTACAGGACCATTTGTTAATATATTTAATACATTATCCATAGGATTAGGGTACATAACTATATTATGTCCTCTAAGCAAATCTCTTGTGTCTAATGGCGTGTCACCACTACAGTGCCAATAAAGTTGTTGACATTTATAGTCCCAATCGTTGTTACAACAATAAGAGTCTACCATTATTACCCAGGCATAACATGTATCATTTAACCAGTAAGGTACACCAGGACCATCAATGCATCCCGCATCATATAAACAACTTCCATCATCTGTGTTATATACAACATCGTAATTATGAGCAAGCGGATCCATACAACCTTCTAATACATCAATGCATCCCCCATTATCTGTATTAGCTAAAATATCGTAATTAAAGGCGTTTTCGTCTGTACAACCATATATCATGTCTATACAAGAAAAGTCTTCTGTATTAGCCTCTAAATTGTAATTAAAAGCATTTGGGTCTGTACATCCAGGAGTTATTGGAATACAAGACTCATTATTGGTATTAGCAATAGGGTCATAATTAAATGCAGTAGTATCAGTACACCCAAATATAAAAGGGATACAATTATCGCTTTCTGTATTCGCTTCATCATTATAATTATACATTGTGGGATCCATGCATCCTATTATAACGGGGATGCAATTACCGTCATTGACATTAGCGTCTATTTCAAAGTTAAATGCAAGAGGATCCGTACACCCTGGAACGGGGTATATACAATTATCATTATTTACGTTTGCTATACTATCATAGTTAAGAGCTAACTCATCAGTACAACCAAAGTACAAACAAGACTCGTCTACTGTATTTGCTTCAGAATTATAATTCCAAGCTAGACTATCCATGCAACCAACTACTACAGCCTCACAACTTTCATCGTCAACATTAGCGATTGAATCGTAATTAAATGCGAAGGGTGAGGTACAACCCTCTACAATCTCTATACAGCTATCGTCATCTGTGTTAGCTTCAGGATTATAGTTTAGTGATTGTTCATTTAAACACCCGTATACTGTAGGTATACAATAATCTCCACAAAAAGGAAGGCCATTATATACATGCCAGAAAGGTGGTTTATAAGCTTTTAAAGCACCTGCACCATTATCTGCAAATGGATACATTCCACCTTCTAATGTTACATCGTTGTTTGAGTTTATAAGCTTAAATGAATTATGCATAGTCTGAAAAGCGACTTCTGCAGGAGGAGTTTGTGGACTAGCTATTTCAAAGTAATATACCTTTACAGCTTTATCTGTTTCTAATACTAAATTAAACTCTTGTGAGTAAAATCCAGGACCCATAGTATATGTACCAAGTACGCTGTCTTCTTGTACAACACCTATGTAGCAATTACCCCAACCATCACCACCGTCATCTTCTATAATAAGAGTGTAATTACATGTAGGTATAATTTCGTTTAATGTAGCTTGTGGGTTATAGTTAAAAGCATTAGGGTTTATACATCCTAATGTATGTAGTGTTTCACAGCTACCATCATCAAAATTAGCATCAAGGTTAAATTCTACATACGTATTGTTAGTACAACCTTCTATTATAGGTATATCACATTGCTGTAACCATATAGGACCTGAGTAAGCAGCTCCACCAAAAGCAGCATTTTCTAACACCCATAATGTATCTAAACTACCACAAGGCTCTGCATCTCCAAGTATTACAAAGTTTCCATCTGTACCACCGTTATATAAAGAACCTTCAAGGCCATCTCCATACGTATCACTTAATATAAGCTCTACGCCAGTTTCAGGGACACACAGATCGTATATAATAGTTTGGTTTGCTTCTTCGTATGAATATTCTCCCGCCACTACGTTATCCACAGGTTGTCCTGTAGTTATATCTGTTAGTATCCATCCTGTTTCACTTGGATACTGATCTAATGTAATTTCAAGGATCATTTTAGACTCCCCGTCAGAGCAGCTTACTCCAACACAGCTGTTATCATCTACTTCTGCCCAAGGATTAAAGTTAGGAGCTTCTGGGTCTGTACATCCAAATAAAGGAAACTCGCATGAACCGTCATTAAAATTAGCTTCAGGTATGTAGTTTAAAGCTAACATATCTGTACAACCTGGTACAGTATCTATAGGTAAAGGACAGTCACCGTCATCAAAGTTAAACTCAGGGCAGTTAAAGTAAATATCGTTTCCATTCCAAGAGTAGGCACCATCATCACAGAAACCATCACCTATCCAACTTAAAATTTCAGAAACATCATTACCAATACAGTCTACAGGACCATTTAGCACACTATCTACAGGTAAAGGTATAGGTTGGGATTTAAGGTTTAAGGATATTAAAAATAATATCAGGGTAATTTTCTTTAGCATTTCCATCGTCTTCGTGCTTGTCGGATTCTTGAGTTAGGATTATTTCTAGTTTTTGCACTACTACGCTTTAGTTGACCTAAAGATCTAGCACAATAAGATTTACGTCTTTTAGCAGATTTACTTCCAGGCTTAACCTTTCCAGTAACGGCAGTTTTAAGTTTACTGCCAGGGTTAGCACGTCTGTAAGCCTTAACTCCTTTAGCTGTCATACCAGCACCAGATTTAGTAGGTCTAAAGTTACCAGACTTAATGCTAGTCTTTATACCCATACCTTTTTTAGCTTTCTTTACCGCTTTCACTTTTTTCTTTTTATATCTAGATACCCTACCTTTAGTATCTTTTTCTTTTTGAGCTCTACGCTTTTCGCTAGGAGATAATTCACTCCAAGTAGTAGGCGTGTCTTTTGTTACCCTTTTAGTAGGTCTAAAAGTATTTTCACCTCCAGAGTAATCTTTCTTACCTCTAGGTGTACGCCAGTTTTCTTTAAACCAACGTTTAAGTCGTAAACCTGCTGCTGTCTTTCTAACTGCCATTACCTCTTCTTCTTTTTACCACCTTCACCCCAGTTAGCAGCACCTACTTTTCGACACTTAGCCATCGCACCACTTCTATAAGCTGAAGTCTTAGGTCCATATCTAGATACTACCTTATGGTAGCAAGCGTCCTTTACAGATCCACCTTTCTTCATGACATTAACCTTTTTACCTTTTTTCTTTCGCTTTACAGCTTTACAAGTACAACGTTTGTGCATTATTTTTTAGCAAATTTTTCTACTCCAGATATTCCAAAGCAGCCAAGTACTACCCATACAAATGAATTATATACGTACTCATTTATTATTAAATCTTGTCCAATCCAACCAGTAACAAGGTCAGCTACCATTATCATACACATAACTGCAAAAGCAATAAATCCTACAATTGCTTTTTCGTTCCAGCTATTATCATTCTTAAATATTTCCATTACGAAACTTTTATAGTGCTACCGTCTCTCCACAATTTTCCAGGCACTCTAGGATCTGATGTAGGTAAACTTCTACCATTAACAACATTAGTAATATCAACAGTATCGTCACTACTGTTTTGAACAGACTTAACCATTATGTGTAAGAAAGCTCTAAGCTTATCTGCTGTTATGCTTTTATTACCATCTTGGAAAAGATCTTCTATCATATCTAATAGTTCTGCTCTTTCTCTTTTTTCGTCAGAAGAAACAGTTATCTTAGTATCAGTATTTGTAGTAACTAAAGATCTATATCTAGTTTTTCTTGTCGCATTTTTGTAATCTCCTTTTGCCATTTTATTTATTTACTTATTTATTTATTATACAAAACCATCTCCAAAATCGTCAGACCAATTACTAGTACTAGAGTGGCTACCTTTAGAGGCTTTAAAATTTTTAGTTATCTCAGATTGTGTTAAAGCTCTGTTATACCACTTAACCTCATCTACAACTGCTCTTGCCTCTTCAGAGTAGTAATTTTTATCAGTCCCTATAGTTATAGGGTACGCCTCAGCTGTAGCACTAACAGATCCAGTTACAGAAGCAGTACCTCTACTTGTAGCGTCAACATAAAGCTCAAGTTCGTTACTACCATTATAAGTTGCAGTAATATAATACCAAACAGGACTTGAAGCCGAAGCAGCACCAATAGTGTGAATTACATTAAACCTTCCATCAGCTGTATTTAAATCTGCATATATTTTATTATTATAAACAGATGCTCCAAAACCATGATCAACATTAGCACCTAAACCAGTACCTTTAGTAACTAAGTAAGAATAATTACTAGTATCAATATTTTCAAAATGTCTATACCAGAAAGCACAAGTGAAACCATCATCCATAGCACCTAAAGAGCTATCATCATCTACTTTTACGTAACTATCCCCATCTAAATTTAACCCTTTCTGTCTTACTCTATTCATAGGTAAACCAAAAGTGTCTTTTTTAAATAAAGGAACTTCTTGAAATTTTGCTGTAGTTGGTGAACCGCTAACAGTACCATTATTTCCATAAGGAGATAAATTAGTCCAAGTGTCTGTACCGCTATTTCTCCAGTAACCAGTTGTCTGTATTTCTTTTATAGAAATACTATCTACTGTTACCGTTTGGTTTGCACCAGCAGCGTCTCCTGAATTTCTTCCAATAAAAATATCACCTTGATTACCTGTTGCAGTAAACGTGTATTCAAAAGTTTGATATTCAGTAGTTAAAGGTACAGTTGCTATTACAGCGGTTGATGGAGTATTATTAGCAGTCGCTCCTTGAGACTCTCTAAAGGTTATACTAAAATCAGCAGAAGCTTTAGCCACTAAAGAAATTTTATATATTTTACCTGACTCAAAAACATCAGCTTGATGTATTACTACATTACTATTACTACCATCTATACTAAGTGTAGCTACGCCATCGCTTATACTTGCAGATGAAGTACCTGATTTATACCTAGTCCATGTAGTAGTACTTGTGCCGCTTGTGTTTAAAGTATTATCAGTAAAATCATTATTACTAACTAATTCACTACCATAATAACAGCTATGATCTCTAACATCTAAAGCTAAACCTGAGTTAAATATCTCTTGAACTTCAGCTTGAGAAAGCTCTTTAGTGAAATAAGCTATTTCATCTAGTATACCATCGAAATTATTAGAAGTACCAGAATGCCCACCTATTCTTTGAAAATCCCAAGAGTTGTTTGTTCTATTCACTGTAACGCTTTGTAGTACGCCATTGATGTAAAGTTTCATAGCTTCCGAACCAGAGCTATAAGCAGGCATAGTAAGAACGCAGTGGTATATCTTACCTAATGTTAAATCGGTGTCAATATCAAGCTGTGAAGAAACATTATTCATTCTGATTTGAATCTTATCCACCCCACCACTTTGAGGGTTTATTATAAGATAATCTGTTGCAGAACTTATTTTACCAAGTATATATTTATCAGTAGAAGTATCTGTTGTGCCATAGGTAAACCAAAATGATATTGACGCTGCTTTATCTGCTGCCAAAGTAACTTCAGATCCTAAATCCACCTGATCCCCGCTTCCTAAACCACCAAACACCATTTTCTTAGAATAAGATGACATAGCATATTGTGGTATGTATGGTTGAGATGTAGCCCAAGTTGGATTACCAATGTAAATTAAAGATTCAGATAGATATATTTGTTTTACAGATATTGCACTTATTTCCATGTAAGCCCCTGAACTATAACCATCAGCCACACCTATGTAAGTAGTAGTATTCGTTGCTGTATAAAAATCTTCTATAGAACCACTAGAGCTTGTTAATGTTGTTCCTCCCCCAAGATTAGAGCTAGTAGAGATTTTTAAATTACCTGAACCCCCACTTGCATTATCCATATTTACTGTAGCAGTGATTTTATAAATAGCACCAACTACTGTAGTTAATGCTTGTCTTGCTCCATAATCATTTGTAGAGCTAGGTGAAACTCGTAAAACACCATCAACAACAGATAATGTCGTATCAGAATATGCTAATCCCCAAGAACCAGTAGAACTAACTCCGCCAACAATTAACTCAGATCCTAAAACAGGAGCTGCGTTATATACTCTATTTCCAGCACCTTCGTTTAATCTATATAAAGCCTTACAGTTACTTGACAAAATACTAGTATCACTATTATCAAATACATCTTTATCTGGGTTGTTGTAATCGTAAGTAACATCTGAAGCTGACCAAACTGAATCGTATATTTGAAAATCTGCTAACTTTCCAGACCAATCATAATTCCCTCCATCTCCATGAATAGCAAGATATAAACCATTAGAATCTAAGGTAAATCCAGAAGCGTTTGTTTTTTCATATTGATACTCACCATCTAAATAAACTTTACAAGTCAAGCCGTCTACGACAATTACAACTCTATACCATGTAGCGTCTAGTAAAGTAGGTATAGTTCCATTGGTTGGTGTATTATCCCATGGAGATGATCCCCAACCTAAATCTAATTTTTCAGATCTAGTAGCTACATAAAATCTATTATTAGTACCTGTTTGTGAAGCAAGAAATATTTTTTCAGAGGTAGCATCATCTGAATTAATCCAACAAGTAAATGTTGCTTTAGTACTAGCACTTATAGCTTCAGATTTCCAATAATCTAAATCTATAGAATCATCAGTACCATCAAAATCTAAACAAGTACCTGAGTAAAGGACTCCGTTATTAATGTTAGAGGAATAATCTTTTACGGAGTTTGTTACTTCTCTTATTGAAACACTATTTATAGTAGAGCTAGAAGCTGAACTACCTTCTCTAGCTATTTCAAAATCTGCATGCGTTGCTGTAAATTCAGCTGTGTAAACACCAGTTGAACTAATATTGTTTATTATAAGATCGTCATTTCCAGTACCATCAGTACCTACTTTAACACCAGCACCAGAGTTTATAGTAGCATCTACAGTTACTTGATATTTTTTACCAACTGTAAAAACACCTGTTTGTTTTAACTCTGCAGCAGCACCATCTGTAACAATATCAACACTACCATTTTTAACTGATACAGTAGCACCAGAGCTAACTGCTGTACTCCAACTATTATTATGGTTGGTTTGTTTTATAGACACGTTGTCTATTGAAGCGTTAGTTCCACTTGATGGATTTATTCGAGCTAATAAATCAACTGCTGGACTTCCATAATAAGTGTAAATTCCTGGTTGTGTAAAATAATCACTAAAATTAGTACCTATTCCAATTCTTAAACCACCACTTGTAATGCTTGTAATTTCAAATGTAACTTCATACGACTTAGTTGCATCTAAAATATTTTGATAAATGCTTGATGTAGCTGAATTTGTTACAGTGGCATTACCATTACTAATACTCCAATTAGTACCTTTTGTCCAATTTGAATCAGAACTAAAGCTTCCATTAGTAAGCAACTCTGGTCCAAGAATAAATTTACCATTAGCAATCTCTTCTTCCCCTAAAGGTGCTTGAGTGGTGTCTGACTTATACCAAGCCTGCAAACCCTTCTTAACTATACTTCTAATAGAAGTAGCTTTCTGTACCAATCCTCCTAACCCTAAAGCCATAGCTCTTAGTGTTTAGGTGCCAAATAAGCAATAACCCCTCCAGCAGAGTCTGCTGCTATAGCAAATTTTCTCCAACGACCATATATAGTCATTCCAGTAGGGAACTGATTATTTGCGTCTAAAGTGTCTCCACCAGAACCTTGGTCTGCAGTTTCAGATCCCCCTGATTCATCGTGAGCGGACCCACCTGTTATAGGATATTTAGATTTTGCTGTAGTGTCTTCTGATTCTAAAGTTGAAAAACTATTATCTGAAAGGAATTGTATAGCACAAAATATCATATCATCTGGTGGGATAACATCACCTGTAGTATCTACAAATACTGATCCGAACTGACCTAACATTGCTTGTTCTGATTTTGCTCCTGATAAAGCCATAATATATTTTTTAATTTTTATTTTATACGCAAATGTAAGGATAATTTTTTAATTATAATAAAATTATTATCTTTGAACTAATTTAATCTAAGCCAATGAGGAACTACCTGAAGTATCTAAGTGATACCCTGTACTCCTTTCAAAGAAAGTACGATCTTACAGATAACCAAATGAGGTTCCTTCTTTTTATAAATGACGAGAAGGGGTCTTTCACTAAAAGGTTTATAAAAGAGAGTATGTACATTAGTAAAAGCTTTAACGACAGGATGTTTCCCGAACTAGTTAAAAGGGATTATATTTTTGTCTTTGAAAAACGAGCCTGGAACTCAAATCAACCGAACCAGTATCGTGTAACAAATAAAACTCATAGGTTGATTAATAAATTTTATAACGTCCTTGAAGGGATAGAAGAAATATAAAAATGAAAGCAGTAAAAAAAGCAGCATACGGCTCTAAAGTAAAAAAAGCAATGGGTGGAGCTTCTATGGATAAGAAGAAAATGCCTATGTACAAAAAAGGTGGAGCGTTAAAAAAAGTTCCAGCGGATGCTAAAGGTTTATCTAAACTACCAACAAGTGTACGAAACAAAATGGGATATATGAAACATGGTGGTAAAGTTGACGATAAAATGATGCATGGTGGCTCTATGAAGAAAGCAATGTACGGTGCTAAGATGAAAAAAAAAGCAATGTACGGTGCTAAATTAAAGAAAAAGTAATAAATGAAATCACCCCTTAAAAAATCCATAGGCGAGGTAGTTACTGATTACGGTGCCAGGGTAATGAAGGTATTTAAGAAAGGGCTACTACAACGTAGCCTTTTTGATTTTTATGGAGACGTTAAAGCAGATAAACTTAGAGTAAAAGAATCTTCTAGCGTCCCAGCAACACCTATAGATGGTGATGGTGGTGTTATGTATACTAAATCTGCAGACGGTAAACTATACTATAAAAGTAATGAAATATCTGAAGTAGAACTTAGCTCTCAAGGTACTAACACAACATACTCCGTTTCTTGTGTTGATGGAGATAATTCTGATGAAGAGAAAATTAGACTAACTGGCAGTGACTCTTCAACAGATGATGTAGTGTTAGAGGCTGGTACAGGTCTTTCTATAGCTAGAGATGGTGATAAGATTACTTTTACTAATACGGTAACAGATACAGATACTGTATTAACTACAGAGCAAGTTCAAGATATTTCAGGATCACTAGTAGCAACAGGTGGTACTAAAACAGGTATTACAGTTACATACGATGACAACAATAATAATATGGACTTCGTTGTAGATGATCTTCATAATGTTGGTGTAGATGGTTCTGCTAATCAACTTATAACTGATGATGGAGATGGTACAGTAACGTCAGAGTCTGGTCTTACTTACGACTCAAGCACTGACACTTTACAATTAAATAGTACGACTACTGGTTTTCCTAGAATAGAAATTAAATCTAACGCAGACTCAAACTTTGGTCAACGATTAACATTTATAAAAGATAGAGGTGCAACTCCAAGTGATGGTGACACTTTAGGTATAGTTAGATTTGAAGGTGAGGATTCTGCACAAAATGCTACTTTTTACGCCCAAATAGCTGGACAAATTGCAGAAACCACAGATGGTCAGGAAGGTGGTAAGTTATTATTTCAAATAGCATCTCACGATGGAGAATCTGTAACTGGTCTTGAAGTGTTTGATGGGGACGCAGAAGATGAGGTTGACGTTAGTATAGCTAGTGGTGCCTCATCAAGAACAACAGTATCTGGTGTTCTTATGGTTAATGGTAATGATATAACTAATAATACTTCAGCAGCAAACTTTAATATATCATCTTCAAGAATACTTAATCTGCAACATGCTGGAGTTTACGATATACAAATGGGTAATTCTACAAATGTAGATGTATTAAAAGTTCAGGGAGACTCACAAGAAGTTACTGTTAATGGTACACTAAAACTACCTGATAATGCTATTGTGGGTAAACAAAGGGAAGTGTTTTTTCAAAACTTTTTTGATGATTTAGGTACAACTAAACACTATTTACCATTTAAAGATATTAATGAACAAACTACAATATACCAAGAAGAAGCAGCAGTAGTTATGCCTTGCGATGGTAGAATTGTATCTATAACTCTTAGAGTAAACTTCCCTAATGCTGATGGAGACATAACAATGGCTATACATACTAGACCAGTAAATCTTAGTGTATTTACTACAGCAGACTGGGTAGAAGAAGAAACAGAAACTATGTCACTTCAAAATGCAGACGATAGTCATGTTTTTCACTTTGCATTTGATAACGCTAAACATTTTGAATCATCTGAACTAGTATCTATATCTATGCAATGTTCTGCAGATATATCTACTAATTCATACTGGTATGTATCTACTGTAGTAGAATACGATTGGAGTACATTCTTAGGAACAACAAGTGCAGAAATTTCATCAACACCTTAATAAGGAGTAATAAGAATAATTTTTATATATTTGCAAACACACATAATTTAAAACAAAATGGCAACAGTAACATCAAAATTAACACTATCTAGTACAGACTTGTTATCGCAAACTTTAAACCTGTCGGTAACAAACTCTATTACAGCAGCTAGTACAACAGGTCTAGCTCGTAAGGCAATAACATCTATAGCAAAAGGAACAGCATCTGGGCAGGTGACATTACACACAAATGCAGACTATACAGCTCCTGCTTATCTATATGTAAAAAATACAGATATTACATCTACAGATCATGTAATAGTCTATGACGCTACTACATCTGGAAATCCTATATTACTATTATTACAAGGTGGAGAGTTTGCTTTTATGCCTCTAAACAGCTCTATAGATCTAAAAGCTTACGCTGTAACTAGTGGAACTGTAGTTGAGTTTATGGTATTTGGTACAGAAGCTTAAGACCTCTTTTCCCAAGACTTTCTATAATCACTTTGAACCTTTACACACCCCTCACATCGGCAGCCTTTTCTATAAGCTGTCGTTGAG